CACAGAGATCAGCCGTACCTTTCATCGCCACACACTAGCCCCTGACGCTGATCTAACAGCCGAGGCTGCTGACGTACAAGCTATCGCTGGAACTGTATTTACTGACGCGGTTAAGGCTGCCTACGCAGCTCGCCCAACGGAGTAGGTAGATGGACAACGATGCACATACCGACATAGCTTTAGCAGCCGGTGCAATCACTAGCCCAGTTTGGTTGCACTCTCTGAACGAGTGGGTGACGCTGGTTGCTGGTCTTATTGGTATTGTGCTTCTTGTTGTCCGAATAAAGAAGGCACTAAAATGAACCCGCTGCTGCTGTTCGTTGTGGTGGTTATCCTGCCAAACGGACAGCCGCAAGTAGACGCTGGCGTTGTCGATAAATGCCCAGACACGCAAGCAACCATTCAGATTTACGAGCAGGCAGTATTGCGCGGTGACATACTCGACTGGCGAGCGCGATGCTACAACAGCGACCTGTTACGCCCCAGCAGCACATGATGGAATTTGTTTTAATAGTTTACCTTGGCGCGGCCAAGTGGGATGACAGTCACACGTTCAAAAGTTTTGGGCAATGTGTTACTCTGTCTAAAGAACTGGCGGCTCAAGACAGCATCCCGGCGCAGGCCGGTAATGGCACATCGACCGTCAGAGCCGTGTGTTTGCCTGTAGCCAAGGAGCAGTAGGTTGGATCCAATTACCATAGGCGCAGCCATCAGCGGGGCTACAGCGGCGTTTAATACTATAAAGCAGATGGTTTCTGCCGGGCGTGACCTTGAAAGCTGTATAGGCGACGTGTCTCGCTGGATGAAGGCCGCGTCTGACATTGATCAGGCTGAGAAACAAGCGAAGAACCCGCCACTATTTAAGCGCCTGCAAGGGGCAGACACAGTGCAACAGCAGGCGCTGCAAGTCTACGCCGCCAAGAAGCGGCTTGAGGCGCAACGTGCGGAGCTTAAACAGTATCTGCAAATGACGTATGGCCCGCAGGCTTGGGCTGACCTGATCCAGCTAGAGGGGCGCATCAGAAAAGAACGACAGGAGATGATTTACAAACAGCAAGAGGCGCGTCAGAAGATCATCGAGGCTATTGCTATTTTGGCGTTAGGCATTGTATCTTTTGGTATATTTTTTTGGGTTATATGGTTGGCGTCTAAAAATTGAGCGAGACCCGCACTGGACTGATTGGTGAGCATTTTGCTGCCGGGGCAATATTGTCGATGGGCTGGGCTTACGCCCCAGCGGCGCAAGATAAGATTGACGGTGTGGCTATCTCGAATAGCGACAATACTATATTGAGGATACAGGTAAAGACGGCCTCATACTTATTGCAAAAAGGTAAGGTAAAAAGAGCGTATCACTTTCAACTTGGGTCTGGATGCTCGGCAAAGCATTTACCGCGAAACACAAAGGAATGGGCAGACTATGACATACTTGTATTGTGTGGCAAAGAGCATCGAAGCTGCTTATTTTACCACGTCTCCCAAATACAACAGTACAGCAAGCGGCTCCAAGGCTCGGCGTTTACACGCGAGGCTGAAGAAGATAGCTGGCTCAAGGCTGTCGCGCTGGCTAAAGAAATGAGGCTGTGATGGATATCGAGAAGCTACGCGAAGAGCTAATCGCTGATGAGGGCATGAGGCTGGACGTGTATAAATGCACGGCTGGTCACCTGACGATTGGCGTAGGTCATCGCATCATCGAGGGTGACGCAGAGTATGGCAAGCCACTGGGCTACACAATTACTGAGCGCCGCATGAAGCAGCTATTCGATTTAGACATTGCCATTGTGCGCGAGGACTGCCATCGGGTGTAAGATGCCTTCAGCGAGCTACCAGAAGAAGCCCAGCGCATCATCGCCAACATGATATTTAATGTGGGCTTGCCAACAATGAAAAAATTTAAGGGCATGAAGCGGTGTGTTGATGAGCGTCAATGGGCTGGGGCTGCGCTTGAGATGCTCGATAGCAAGTGGGCAAGGCAGCTTCCGAACCGTTCAGAGAGACTAGTCAAACGAATGAGGGCTTTAGCAGATGGCTAAAAGCCCTTGCGTTGGCATATGCGTTCTGGACAAGGATCGCGTCAGGTGCATTGGTTGCGGCAGAACCATTGATGAGATAATCAATTGGGGAAAAAAGAAACGAGGATCAAACAATGTTAGCTGTATTAGGTAAGATACTAGGGTCAGATAGCGTCATCAGTCAGGGCATGAAGCTCATTGATGATATGCACACCAGCACAGAGGAAGAGATTGCGGCAAAAAGTAAAGCCAAGATTGATTTAATGGGCGCTTATGCACCGTTTAAAATTGCGCAGCGTTACCTTGCGCTGATGTTTGGCGGTGTGTTTCTAGGCAGCTATGTAATTGTGCTGACAATGACCATCAGTGGACAAGGCGACCCAGACGCAGTGACCAAGGTGATGGAACAATTCAGCATTAACTATGCAATGCTAATCATTCTTGGCTTTTACTTTGGTGGCGGCGTAGTCGAAAGCATAAAGCAACCCAAAAAATAAAGGGGCTTTCGCCCCTTTACTCTACCACCCTGATCGTTCTGATCTTGCCGGGCGTGTGTGTTATGATGCCATCCTCTATCAGCTTGTCTAGCTGAAACCTGACGGCGGTTCTTGATCGACCCACAGCGTAGGCTATTTCGTTTACTGTCGGGCCGTGGCCGTTGTGGCGGTGGTAAGCAGCCACAGCATCCACAACAGGCTTCCACGAGCTTTCTCGGCGTTGTCCAGCCATCAGTCAATCTCCTTCAGCGTTAAAGTTTTCTGCCGCATGACAGTCTCAGGCTTGGCCGGTGTCACTCTCTCAGGTTGCGCGCGCATCTTGCGTGTCGGCCACTTAACTTGCACTCGGCGATTGCCGACAGTCGCAAAGGCCGTATCGTGGCTGCCCATTTTGTCCATAATAGCTGAAGTAGCTATTTCGATTTCACGCTCTGCCATCGCCTTGTTGGCTTTGGCCGTCATCAGGTGATCGACCCACATTGCATCGTCACCCTCAAGCTCCAATGGTGGTGCGTCATCGTCTGTTCGACTGTAGGCAACGGCGCCGTCCTCTGGTGACGTGACAGGATACCAGTCGATATTTTTTCTGCGGTTTTCAAAGTCGATGATGGCCTCGCGGATGCGGTTCTGCACAACCTCATCAGCGCGGTAAACAAACAGCCGCAGTTCTGTGCCTTGATATAGCACCGCGACACACCCATACGACAGGCCAGTACACATCATTTGAGCCTGCAATTGAAGCGGGCCTCTGTGCGGTGCCGGTATTTCCTCTGGCCGGGCTGACGTTAGCTTGGCCTCAAGGACGCCTTGGCCTGCCATCTCGACAATCCCGCCCTGCGGCACATAGATGCCATTAGCCCAGTCTGCCTTGACCGGCTTGTTGCCTACGCCAGTGCCATCTAGGCTGGCCGCAAAGGGCAAGTTATCGTGGTGGTAAGGCTTGTCAATGTCGATCTCAACATTGGTCAGGCCGAGACGCTTGGCGGCTTCCCGCAAGATAACCGGCTCCAACGTATCGCCCCAGTACATCGCTTGATTTTGATCAAACCATTCTTTCTCGCCGCCTTCATCCAGCTTAATCATTTCAGCCAGCAGTTCGTTGCGGGTCTGATATGGTGATGCGTTCAATAGCACAGGGGTGCGTGACGCGCTCAACTCGAAATCGCTAGTTAATTTTCCGACCATTAGTTTGCTCCTTGTGATTTTCTAATATTTTGATTACTTCCTATTTGAGGCTGTATTTTTAGAGCCTGCTCTATTGTCCAACCTGTTCGCAGTCTTCTAGATAATGTTTGCTGCTTGATGCCGTGCGCTTTCGCAGCCGCTGTTATTGTTGGATAACCAGCTATACTTTGTGGGGGTTGGTGATTTGTTTTTCGTGGTTCGAGCAATAAAGCTTGTTCCGCCGTCCACCCAAAGACATTCATTCTATTCCAAACGTTTTGATAATTGACGCCATAATGTTCTGCGGCTTTTTTTATGCTACGGAAAGTTTTGCCTTGCACGGTTACTATTTTTGCTTGCGGATCAGTGAAAGGTTTTTCACGAGGCTGTATTTCGAGCGCCTCTTCGGGAGACCAACCTTTCCATAAGCGATGACGAAATTTTTTAATATCTATTCCGTATTTTCTGGCGGCTGCGGCACAAGATTTAAACCTTTTGCCGTTCACCGTAACTTCATTAAAATTACGGAGTGGGTCAAGCGGCGGTGGATTTTCAAGGCCTAGTGCTTGTTTGATTGTCCACGGCTCTGGGGATCGCAGAATACGCCATCGCAAATTATGTGCGCTTGCGCCGTAGGCATCGGCCAGTGCTTGCATCCCATAGTATTTTTTACCGTCTACTTCATACAGCTTGTTGTTAAACATCCAATGCGGATTTGTGGATATGCCACCAGAGGCTATGTTGTATCCGTGCGGCCGCATTGTATTTAATTCGGCTATCCAGTGCCGTTCTGCGCGGTCTAATTGGCTTAGTGTTTCCACCTTGTCTATTATTTTAAATTTTATGTTGTCTTCACCATATTTCAAGATAGCTTCTTGAAAAGACCCTGCGGTGGGCTTCTTGGACTTTGCTTGAAGGAAATGCTCTGTGATCCGGCGATTGATATCTTTGCGCCGGGTTATGCCAACATACTGCATACCGTTGACCGTATTGGTCGCAACATAAATAATCATCCCGCACCCCCAAAGCGAACCATTAAAGCCCAGAAGTTATAGTCATTGCTGACTATGTTTGTGAAGAACGCCAGCCCAAAGGCCATTAACAAAAGCATCCCGATAGTGTCTTTAAGCATTAGCTTTCCCTTTCCGGCTAAACGTGCCAAACCGCACACTTTCCTTTTTCTTGCGCCAAGCCTTCTGGCTGCGTGTCATTGGTGGCTCGCCGAGGTTTAGCGCAGACGAACCGCCGAGTTTATTTTCAAAAGTAAATGGATCAGCCTTTTTAAAGCTGCCCATCAAATCCGCAGATTGCGCCTGCGGGTCATCCTCAAACCCCATTAGTTTGCTCCCATTAGATTACGCACGCTGGATGCGTGCCAGTTACCGCCCAGTGCGGTAGGTATGCCAGCTTCATTGAGCTTGGCGGCGATGGTGCGTAGTGAGGCACCAGCCTCACGCAGCACCGAGACGATTGGCATTGCCTGCTTGGCAACGACATTGGTACGCGCCACGCGCTTGGCGGCAGACGCACGGCCAGCGGCGGCAGGGTTGGGCGAGCCGAGCTTGACGCCACGAGCCTTGGCAGCAGCCAGTGCGGCCTTGGTACGCTCGCTGATCTTGCGGCCTTCCCACTCAGCAAAGACAGCGGCCATCTGTAAGAAGGTGCGATCAGCCTCTGGCATATCAGCGCAGAGGATCGGCACGTTAGCCTCAAGCAGGCCGGTGATGAAATGCACATTTCGCGCTAGGCGGTCGAGCTTGGCAATCAGCAGCGTTGCGCCAGTGCGCTTGGCCTCGGCCAGAGCAGCGGCCAGTTGAGGGCGCTGGCTCTTCTT